CTAAGTAATTCCAACCAAACTCTGTAGGTAAATGAGTTATCTCATCAAAACCTATCCAACTGTACGCTTGTCCTTGATAACGATAAACATCTGCATCTCGTTCCAAGAACCCAAATTCAATCTTTGCTCCACTAGGGAACTGCCATAACTTTTCTACCTCTTTAAACTTAGCACCCTTGAATGCTATCGGATAAAGCTCACGAGACTTATCTATCAGTTCTCGCAGTTCTGGCATAGACCTTCTTAGTATCAAAGCTCTGTGCTCTGTAAAGTGACAGTATCGCAATGGGTCTATTAACATTGCAAAACTTTTACCACCACCTGCCGCACCACCGTAAAGAACATCCTTCTCACCTGCGGCAAGAAAGTCTGTTTGTGGACCTTCGTTCGGCATGAAAGCCACATGAGAGTTAGTAGTATCTAAATGTTGTTGTATAGCATCAGGTAACTCTTTGGTATCTGATTCTGTTAAAACATTAGATGTTAAAACTTTCTCTTCTTTATCAAACTCTTTTTTAACTCTAGCTAAACTTCTTGTTAGCTTCTGAACTTTCTTATTCTTCTTCTTTAATTTATTCTTAGCCTGTAAAGCCAACTTCATATCAGAAAGTTCTGAGTTCTTAGGTCTTCCTGACTTAAGTCGTGGAGTACCATCTTTCTTTAGTATATAACTCCCATCTGGGTTTGTCAAGTACTTTTTTGAATTATCGTCCATATAATTTATCTACGTGCTTCTTTAATCCTGGTCTAGACATTTTTCTACCTGTCTCTGCTTCTAACCAGTCTACTCCAATGCCTAGACTAATTTCTCCATGAAAGACTGCTTCAGATACTTCTTTTAGTACCAGTAGCTCTTCATCTATGGGTTTTAGGAAAGAACCAGCATCATCTTCTAATTCATAACCAAACGGTATGGTTGAGGATGTTCTAGTAATGTAACCTTCTTTCATTATCTTTTCTTACCCTTATGCAAGCCGTGTTTAGCGTGTTGCTTACCTTTACTTGTTGCTTGTCTTTTCTTCTTGTTGGCGGCGGCTAATTTCTTTTTACCTGCCGCAGTTGACTTTAATTTCTTTATAGTTTTCTTTGGGGCATATACTTCCCCAGTATCACCAGACTTCTTTCCGCTAGGAGTAGTCCACTCCTGCTTTGTCCATCTCTTAAGACTTTTTTGTGGTTTTTTTAGTTTTGACATTTTTCTTAGCCTTTGGTGTTTCTTGAACTAAACATTTTTTAAATAGTTTTGCATATCCTTTCTTAACGTCTTCTATCCATTTTGTTACACATTGTTTACATTTATTGTATATGTTTCTTATCTTATCCATTATTTATAGCCACCTCCTGCGGCTTTGTATTCCTTTGCTAAAAGCTGGGCTTTTCGAGCAGACCATTGTCCAGCGTTACCACCTCTAGTGCCACGCTTAATCTTCTCGAAAAGTCTCTTACGCATACTTGGCTTGGTATAGTTCCCAGCTTTGTTGACCGTAGATTTACTTTTTGGTTTCTTTTTTGTCGCCATTTTTCCTCCCAAATATTGCGTCCCAGTTATCAGAGTATTGTTTAGAGTGTATGTTTACTCTAGGCTTAGAGCCTTTACCACCATCACTCTTTTTATATATACTCCTACGTAGTGGCACACTGTTCTGTGCATTGTCTGAACCTATTTGTGCCATACTACCACTTTACTTTATCAGCCCAATAAGCGGCTGACATCTTACCTTTAGCGATGTTCTTTCCGTGTCTCGCTTTAAAAGATTTCCTTTTAGCTTTCATTCTAGCTGATTCCCCTGCTTTAGGAGCACCTGCTGTCTTTGCACCCTTTTGACCAAAACGTATTGTTTTAATCTTATCACCTTCTTTAGCCACTACAATGTGTGACTTCTTGGGGTGACTAGGTGTTCTCTTAGGTTTATTAAACCCAGAGACTCCTGCTCGTTTTAATCTACTATCCTTTTCTTTTGGCATTAATTATTTACCTCCTCGTATGAGACATCCTCTGCTTCGATTACTACTGGAGCTTTATCGGGCATTAGAAAGATACCTCCACTGTTCATATTATGATTAACATCTATTTTATCTACCTTACTGACTCCTACCCTATCTAGTAAAGTCTGTGCGGCAGTTAGCTTATTAGCCGCTTGCACTACAGGCTTATTAGATTCCATTATTTCAACAACCTTAAACGCGGCTTTAGGAGCAGAGTTAGCCAATATCTCTTGAGTAAGTTCAAGTATCTCAGACTTCAAAGTCTTGACAACATGATGATAATGACTAGAGTAACCTGCAAGTTCTGCGGCTTTCTTTGCATCACCTTGAGTATCTACAAGATGGTTGAGGAAAGACTGTTGCTTTTCCGTAAGTTCTCTTTTAGTTGATGTTTTGTTTACACTTGGTAATATAGCCATGAATCTAGTATACAGTTCTATTTTAAGATTGTCAAGTTAAAATTTAGACTTGACAAAAGTGAATTTGAAGTGTACAATAACATTGTGACCCTCCGAGGTCAATACATACATTCCCCTGTCATCATTCTGATAAAACAACCACCTCAAATAAATACTTCCTAGGCTCTAAAACTTTATAGGTTTTAGTGTCGGGGCGTTAACTAGTTCTGGTTAATGGTCAATATCTGATATTTTGTGTAACCATGCTATAGATATATAGGGTAGGGGGAGTGGTCTCCTGCCACCCCCTGAGTAACCTGAGAGAGGTGGTCACAATAGACCATCAGTGTCATCCAAACTCTGAAGCTTGGAAGACTTCAAAGCTATCCTGTCTAAAGTAAATCTATACCAGTACCTTCCGAACTTTCTTAGTGAAAAGCTCTTGAAGTCTACCCAAGCAAACCTCTGTTCTTCAGCTAGTCCTAGCTTGGAAGCCTTCACGAATGCAGTATTCTAACATAGACCGAGAGTCTTTGTCAAACTTATAGCCTAATTAATTATCGTGCGTGAAGCAGTGAAGTCTTTCTTTCTCGAAAGCTCTCAACATGTATTCCCCATGCTTAACTAGAAAGCTTTATGAATCGTTGAACACACAGCACTGTACGCCTTCCAAGCAGTCAAAGACACATCCCCAATGGCTCGACACCACAATCAGGATTTGTGTGGCTCAACTATGTGTGTGAAGTCCGTAAGTTACGTTGTTTGAATATTAGAATCACACTTTCCCCCTAACAATTTCTAGTTTACAGGAATATAAAGATTTTAAAGTGTCAACGTGTTAAACTTTTTTATGCTAAAAAACTTGAACATCTGCAAGCAGACAAGCTTATGACACTTTAAAATCTTTATATTTTAATCCTGTAAGAAATTATAAGGAGAAAAGCATGATTCTAATAACTTATTCAAACAACGAAACTTTCGAGTTTCCCTCAGTTTCAATAGCCGAGATATCCACACAAATCCTAAACGATTGTGATATCAAGCCATTGGGAATTAAGTGCGAAGACGCACTTGACTTTAACCGCTTGCAAGACTACATTGCTGGCATTCAACAATCCATAAATCTTAGGAGATAATCATGGAAAATACATTCGATATAAACGCTTTCGACAAAGAAAGACTTCAAAGCCCTGCTTCATTCAAGCAATGTCAGGGGTTAGGCTATAAGTTCGCCAAAGACCCAAAGACTGGCTCTATGAACTGGAGACTGCAAAAGCAGATTCAGGGTTGCTTATACGGACTAGCTAAAGAACAGAGGCTTACTTTCAAGAAAGCAAACGAGCTTTTCACTAAGAAAGTTCTCCCTAAAGCGTACTTCGATAAGATAGATTTATATCTTAAAGAGAATAGCTAACCTAAAAGCCTTCCAAGCTACAGAGTTTGGAAGGTTTTTTTATGTCTATTGTTCCCTTAGAAGACAGGTTACTTGATAATGAGGAAGGCTTTTTATGGGGGTTCTAGTCGACCACTCCAAAGAAATTAATTAAACTTAATTAAGTAATTTAAAACTCGAGCTTACGGTTGGTCGGTTGGTTGAGGGAGCTTTTTAAATTGGTCGGTTGGTTGAGGGCGTATTTAAGTTAAAATGTAAGCTATTTATACACTTTATTGCACCA